GCTGCATCACCGCCGTTAATGATAATTGTTTCGGTCAAGTCACCAATGGCACCATTTTCAACACCAGTTCCTTCTGTCGCTGAGTAAAGATCAATGTCTGGATCACCACCCGCAGGGGTTTCAAAACATTCCATTTTTACGCCAAAAACAACGCCTTGGTTTGCAGTAGTAACGCGACCAATATACGCAACACCAGAGTCAGCCTTGCCTATAATGTCATTCGCCGCAGTAGATGCCAAACCTGTAAGGTCAATCATAATTGTAGTTTTTACGATATTAACGTTAGTATCAGTATCGCTTTTAAAACGCTCTACCTGTGTGACGTACACAGCGGCTGTGCCTTCAATTCCAGCGCCGCCAGCGGCTTCTGTCGCCATTTTTGCGCCGCTAGTAACTGTAATTGCACCAGTAGTCGCGTTTTTGCTTACAGTTTCAAAACCATTTAAGGACCGTACTGGACCTGAGAATGTAGTATTAGCCATGTGATACTCCTGTCGAGGCTATTGTCAGCCTCATTATGTGGCTGTCAGGGATAATGGAACAATACACAATAAACAAAAAAAAGAAAGGGGGCAGTTAAACCGCCCCCAATCAAAACCAAACATTTGTTCGGGTTACGCGCCGGGTGAACCGAATACGCAACGTGGGTCCGAGAAACCAAATGAATAACGCTCACGCGCTTTGAAGCGCATGTTACCTGTGTCGAAGTCTGCTTCCATGTTTGTACGCATGGGAGAACGCTCAAAGTGCTTAAAGCCGTTTGGCGCGTCAGTCTTCAGGAAGAAAGCATCAGTATCGGTCAGGAAGTGGTTAATGGTGTAACCCTCTGGGACCATACCCATGTTTTTCATCGCGTTAATGTCATTGTCAGCAGTGCCGGGACGCAAGGTCGATTCCAGCAAACGGTCTGCAATGAACTGAAGCTGTGGTGGAATAATCAGCTTAGTGCCACGAAGGGCAATAATCATATTCCGTTCATCAACGAAGCCTGAAATGTCGATAAGAGCATTTTCAAGCGAAGTTTCGTTGAGGTCAGCCGCAGTGGATGGTTCGTTACGGAATGTACCACCTTGAGCCAACGGGTGAACCGCTGAACAAAGTTCTACACCATCACCACCTGTGAATGACGAATTAAAAGCGTTGTTAAGAACCGCAGCGGCCTTAACCTGCTTAGAATGCGCCATAGAACGGGCAAGTGCTTTTGTGTAACGAGCGCCAAGACGATCATACAGATTGTCTTCAATCGCTTCTTCAGTCAAAGCGAATGCCAGTGCCACCGTTTCATGTGTGTAACGAGCGGTGTACGCTTCGTTAGCATCATCAAACGATACGCCTGCGCCTTCGGTTTTTGTGGGAGCATTCCCAAAACCTGATAGCATAACTTCTTCTTCGAACGCACGATCTGACGATTCTGTGTCGAAGATTTCAGCATGCTCATTATCGTAACGGTTATATTCCATTCCGAAAAGCGCGTTGAGTCCCGGCTCTAGTTCTTTGACTAGCTGTGAACGTGAAATAGCCATTGTTTAGCTCCTTACGCTAACCCAGCGCCTTTGACGCCGAATATATGGTTTTCAATGACGCAATACACATTGGTATTTGCGGAGCTTACATCGCTATTCTCTGGGTCTTCAGAAATATCAATGACTTTGAGCGGCAAAGTAGTAGCCGTTCCACCGTCAGTGACTTTCAATTCAGAACCTGCGACACCGCTTTTGGTGTTGCCTGCGCTAGTATAGACAATATCGAAGTTGCCAAACAAATCAGCTACTGGGAATGCAGCATCACATTGNATTTCAAAAACAACCATAGGGTCATCAATGATAAAAGCGATAATGTCAGCAGCAGCAGTGCTTGCAGGGTATGAGTTGCTAAATACTTGTTCCCCAGTAGTAGGGTCTGTATATTTGCAACCATTAAACACACCAACAATAGGTACGGTTCCGCCATCGGCGTGAATTTCCACTGTTCCACCAGTTACTTGCATAACCATGTCACCTTGAAAAATTGCAGTTCCGTAGTTGCTGGCGATACGATAACGGCTTTGTCCACCATTGAATTGAGTTCCCCCAATTCGTTTCACTGGACGAAGACCGAATGCAGCGTCTTGATTCGCCATCGTTAATCTCCTAAATTATTTACCCCTAGAGCCAAAGCTCACAGAGGTTTTACGTTGTGGTGCCTGTTTAGGCATAAGAGCGTTGTTTTCCCGCATCCAATCGCGGTCAACAGCGTCCATTTGATTTTGTGCCACTGTATTAAAGTGGTTATTCCGCTGCTCAACTAATTCTACAGGGATTCGGGCCAAAATTAATCCGCCAACACCAATGGTGCCTGCGTTTCTTCCTTCGTCAATGACGGGGCCAACATAGTCGGGATACTCTTCAGCGCGAACAAGTTCCCATCCCTCTTGCCGTTTCTTATGAACGTTAGTCTTATCGTCGTATTCCATGACAGATTCACGAATCCATCTATGTTTAAAACCTAGAGGTGGCTCTGGAGCATCCAAAGCTGAACCGGGTCGCCATTGTTGAACACGCTCTGCGTTTTCCCGTGATTCTGAATCACGCGCTGACCTAGCTGCCATGTTACTCACTCCTACTTTCTAGTTTCACAACCTCTTTCGCATAAACATCAAGAGGTATCCGCATCTTATTGGCAAATGCGACCTGCCCCGGCGTTAATTCCACCGATCTTTTCCGCCCAGACTTTAAAGACCGTCCGTTACCAGACGCAGGCGTAACAACTTGGGCGTTTTGTTGTTTGGCCTGAAACTTGTGAGGCATTTCCTTACGGATACGCCTATCTATTTCTGCATAATATTCGTCTGTAGACGGGTCAAAGCCCTCATCATTAACGATTTGCTTGTGTATAGCTGTAGCAGCGGCATTCATAACGATGTCTTTTTCAAACCAATCGTTTTTAGAAAGCCATTTTTCCAACTTAGGGTCAGCAGCCTGACGTTGCGGTTGTTGCTGTTGGTACTGCTGTTGTTGTTGCTGCTGTTGAGCTTGCTGCTCTAGCTGCTGTGCGTCCCTTTGAGCCTTAGCTGTTTGCAGACGAATACGTTCTTTTTCAATAGCAACTTGTGACAGTGCAGACTGAGCTTCTGCAACTCTTTCATAGTCGCCAGCTTCATGCGCTTCTGTCAGTGCGCGTTTGGCTTGCTGTTCCTGAGATACTACGCGGCCTTCGTATTCGGCTCTGTATCCCTGATCTAGTTGCTGCAAACGAGCTTTCATTTGCTGGTTTTCTTGGTGAACTTGCTGGGCATACTGCACTGCGGCTTCAGCTTCTTCAGAAGCAGCCTTACGCTTAGCTGTTAGCTGATTAATGCGTTTCTGTACGCCTTCGCTGTAATTCTCAAGTTCATCGTCGCCTTCTGACTTTTTACGAACTTTTGTTCGGGTTTCATCAGGCTCTTCACTAGCAACAACGGCTTCAGAACCAGACTGCTCTTCGCTGTCTTCTTCGACTTCGATAGTCGTTCCGTTGAACTCTTCGTTTTCCATGTTTTCGACCATAGACATTTATTTAGCTCCCTAACTTTCTATACATACGAAACATCTGTTGGGTCAAGGATTGTGGCTATAATATTATCGTCATTTATGATTCTGACCTCAAGACCATCCACTTTGAACCTATTACCAGCATATCTTCCTATGAGAACCCAGTTTTTCTCCTGACAATAAGAACCACTTGGGAACTTTTGTTCGTCTCTGTAGGCGTCCGGGCCTAGCTTGACTACATAAGCGGATACCGTAGCAAACGATTCACGCTCTCTTGTCTGGTCTGGAATATACAAGCCGCCCTTGGTTTTTGCGCTAGGGTAGTAGGGAATAATCAGCACCCTATAACCAGTAGGCTGCGGTAAACGCTCAAGAACCGAAACTTCTATGTTAGAAGGATCATCAACGTTTTTGTTTTCTTCCTGTGGCTCTTGCGTTTTAAATGCGTTTTCCAAAGGCTTTGATAGCTTTGTTTTTTTCGCTGCTTTTGCAACGTGTTCTGGAACATACAATCTTTTAGTCATCGTCTAACTCTATGCCTTTCATCGCGGTTTTAACTAAATCTTCGCAGTAGGTCATTCCGCGTATTTCGCCTACAAGATACCGGTATTCGTCCCATGACGAAACCGAACCGTCCGCAATTCGGTCTTTCAACCTAGAATCACGCTCCCGTATTTCTTTAAATAGATACTGTGCTAGGTGTATAGCTTCCATACTTGTCCCCCTGCACACATAGTATGCAAATGTTCGGGATATACAAGTATTTTGCGTAAAAAGCTACAAAACGCCCA